TTAGGATCTATACCCCACTCAGATGCAGCTTCGGCTAGAGCCGCTTCGTTTTTACCATAACCAAGATAGTGCCACGATAAACTATTTAAATCATATCTAAATCTATTTTCATCTGTAACAGCTGCAGCAATCATCGTGCAAACAATGTCACCATTTATTTTCAAACCTAGTCTTCTTAGCCAACAAATATCATACATGGCATTGTGAAATATTTTAGTGGCTGGTGAAAGTAAAATGTCTTTTAACCAAGATAGAACTCTTTGTCTGTCCATGTTACCACCACCTTCATGAGCAATAGGAAAATATCCTTTGTACCCTGTGGTGGCTACAGCAATACCGATTACATCACCGTTACCAATAACAGAACCTGAGCCTCTAGTTTTTAAATCTGGATCTTTTGTTTCAAGGTCAATCGCTATTTCATCTGCTTGTCTAAGGTCAGGAAACTCTGTAGGTTTTACCCACTCTGTTTGTGCTTCAAATTTTGGTATTCTCATAATCCCTTTCAATAATCATTTCTATGTAGTGTATAGCTTTCTCAAGATCCTGCTTCCCATTTTTAAACGAGTGCCTGCATATATATTTAATAGCATTACCTTCTGCAAAAAGCAACTTATTGTCATTTATAAACTTACTTGGCTGCACCTTAAACTTACTGTAATGAGATCCTCCAATTTGTTTATTGTAAACTTTCGATGTCATAACTCCTCTCTTTATTTTTTGCTGCCATGAGATACAAGTTTTGTTTTGCTCTTGTTACACCAACATACCAAACACGATGTTCTTCATCTTGTTTCTCAAAGCTTCTTTGTAATGATTCTAAAGTACGTTTAGAGCTATCTAGAATTAATAATACGTTATCTGCTTCCCCACCTTTTGCTGTGTGAATTGTAGATAATTTTACTCTTGCTTCTCTACTCAAGAGCTCTCCTCTTTCCAACATCTTTCTTATATATAAACTATCATCAAGATCTATTTGAAAACTTTCAAACCACCTTGCTGTCCCAATTAATTTAAAATCAGACATCTTGTATGTTTTATGTTCATCAATATGAAATTTATCTGCCGTATATTCAAATATATCTCTAACTTCTGGTGGTGTTAGTGCTTCTCCTTTGGTCCAACGAGTCCAATTTGTAATTGCTTTATATAATTTTTTTGAAAAACTTTTCTTTTGTTTATACTCATAGTAAATACCCATAGATTTTAAAGCAGGTATGGTGTCTAATAATTTTCTATTTGTTCTAGCAATCACTAACCAGTTACCTTCTTGTAAAGGAACTTCTTCTAATGAGAATACTTCAGGGTAAACATTACCCTCTTCTTTTCTTGGTTGCCAAGTTTTTTTAATTCTTCTCTCGTCAGGTATTCTATCTAAAATTTTATTTGCTAAGGTTTGTATAGATTTTGGAACACGATATGATTTTGGTAAAACTTTATTTTTAGCAGGTTCTTTTTGAAATCTTTCTACGTCAGCACCAGCCCAACCAAAAATAGCTTGATCATCATCTCCCGCTAATATAACATGTTTGGAATTTTTCTTGAGAACATCAAACATTTTCCACTGTATGGGCGACAGATCTTGTGCTTCATCAATAAACACTACATCAAAATTAGGACAAAGATTTGATTCAACAAACCTTTCAATCATGTCTGTAAAATCAACTAATTTAAATGCTTGTTTTCTATTTTCTAATTCTAACTTCAGTATTTTCAAAGTTTCAAAATCTAAATCTTCTGAGTACATACCTGTATTAAACTCATCTTCAATGGACAAATTCTTAACTCTAGCTGCAGATATTAATTTAAAATACTCTGAGTCAGAGTCTAGAAAACCTGTTGTTTCCTCACCATTAGAATAAATGGATACTTCAATGCCAACCTCTCTACCAATGGCTTCGTAATCTTCATCTTGCATAACATTACTTTTCTTCATGCCTAAAAGATTAAACGCAAATGAATGTAGTGTTTGAAAGTAAGGAAGATCCTTGTCTTCTAGTTCTGGATGTTTATCTAACATTCTACCTTTAGCCTCACCCGCAGCTTTTTTAGTAAAAGCAAAATAACCTATGCGATGTAGCGGTGTGCCAAACTTAACTAATGTTCTTACATAGTGCAGTAGCTTAGTTGTTTTACCTGTACCTGGTGGTCCTAATATTTTTCTAATCATATTATTTCTTTGTCATAATTAATTTTGTTATGTAAAATTTTAATCTGTTCAAACTTTTTGGTGGATATTTTTAGTAGATGTTTGGTAGGTGTGTTGTACTCACCTTTTTTCTGTGATGGAAATCTTTTCTCTTCTATGAATTCAACATCACATTTTTCAAAATATTCTTGTATCATGATACCTGTTTTATCCTCTGGATATTTCCAACCATTAGATTTTAATTTATTGTAGAAATTAACAAATTTAAAATAAGCAAACTCTCCATCAATTAATACACCGCCAGATTTAAAACTTACGTCGTTCTGTGCTCTTGCTCCGTTTATCTTTTGATGTAGTTGATCGTGTAATTTTTCTTTTGGTGTTGTTCCTATTGGTGGGTCTTGAACTGTTAGTGTTCTATATAGATCTTCTAATACTTGTTGATCATCCGCACCTTTAATTATTGGTGGTGGAAAACCTGCATACTTAGATATAGCATTTCTTCTTTTCCTTTGATCATTAACATGTTCCACAGTCTTACAATGAACTGTTCTTGTATCAACACCATCTGGTAGAGTAACATCAAATGTATACTCAGCTTCTGGTTCAAGATCTACTTTAATTAAATTAGTTAAGACAGGATAGCTTCCCTTAGATCCATGTAAGACACCAAACTTTCTTTTAACACAAATACCTTTTTTACAAAAATCATTGATAGGACTCTGAGTGCAAGTGTAGCCTTTGTACGATTCTCTCCATGATTTTAGTTTTGCTTTTAGTTTTTGTTTGTCCCATGCATGTGCATTAGCACCAGAGAAAAATTTTACTGGTGCATCCATAACCATTTGCTCCCAGTTATCTTCATATTTTGCTTTAACAAAAACATGATAGTTATATAAAAATCTATCTTTACCATCAAAGTCATCGTTCTTCGCTACTTTGGATAATGCTGCCAAACACGGTGGACCATCTTTAAAAATATCATCAACACCATCCATGGTTTCAGCTTCGATTTTGTTTGTTATCTTTTTAATGTCTTCTTCTTTTACTAAATTAGCTTCTATAACTTTTATAAATTCTTCATAACTAAATTCTGTACCGTCAGTATTAATTGCTTTTCTTTCTTGTTTTTTAAAATAAGGTAAATTAATGAAGTTACCTTTGTTAATTTTTCCTGTCTCAGAATCTTTTACTAGTTTAGTTTGTTTTGGAAATATTTCAGTGTCGTGTTTTAATTTGAATAGAGGTAGTAGGTTGCTTAAAAAAGATCTAATAATTACTGCACTAATAAAAGTATCTAAAAATAAATATAAATGTATGCCACCACTTTTAGATAACACAGGTATTAAAGGAAGATTGTTGTTTTGTATTATCTCTACAAATTTTTTTCTATCGTAATTTTTATAGTCTTTAAAATCTACATCAATGACACCAAACCTTGCGAGTCCTGACTCATTACAAGGTTGGATGCCAATAGATTTTTCTCCTGTTAAATGTTGCTTGTATATATCTGCAGTAGCTTCCTCATCGTTCCAACGATAAGTTGGTTTATGTTTCTTGGTAATGGGATCGATTTCCAATCGAGACATGTCAGCCTGCCCATAAGCAAGATTATAGCCAGCAAAATATTTTGCAAAAAGTAATTCCATAAATAATTAAGAAAGGGGCGCGTCCAGTCTCCCATCAGCGCCCCAAACTATAACCTCACGGTTATATCTAAATTATAGAATCCTTTTCTTTTTCAACATCTCCGCCGTGTTTTGCTTTCACATTACCTTTAGAAATGTTTTCAGAAAAAGCTTTTGCTTGTTGATACAGCGCTTGATCCGATACAGGTCCAACTTTGTTAACCTTCCAACCAAACCATGTACCTTTATCATTCTTCATTTGTGTGGTTTTAAGATTATATAAGTGGCTGAAAGAAGCTGGGGTAAATAACCCTGACTGACCTTTCAGTTTTATACCTGCCATCATTGAGTTCCACGCTCTACTAACTTTTAGTTGAGTTGATTTCATTGAAATCAAAGCAGTGCATGGTGTTTTATCAGTAACAATAACAAAATGATTTGCAGTCTTTTCTACATAGTTACCGTTCGGTAATCTATCTTTGTAGTTTGCATCAGGTTTTGTTTTACTAATGATGTCGGATGTTGATGAGTGGACAGCTACTGGTGCTCCAGGACCTTCGCCTCTGTCTTTCCATTCAACATATTCGAGTTTGTAAAAACAAGGTATCACATTGATACCTTTCTCTCCGTCATACAACTCGTTTGTTACAGAGTTGAAAATCATTCCAGGCTCTGCACCTTCGACATATTTACCATCTCTTTTGTTTGTCTCTGGAGATAGTTGTCCAAGGATTTTTAAAAAAGGCAGAGCTAAGTCTTCTTGACCTAACTTACCTAAACCAACGCCAGCATCTTTTTCAAATATATTTGAAGGAAGACCGGCTTCAGTTTTTTTCTGTATTCCCGTTTCTTTGTTCATGTTTATTTACTCCTTGTTATTTTTGTTCGGTTTCCTGCGAACACATTAAACAAGTCCGTTGGCATATCTTGTCCAGACTCGATACGCTCACGGACTAGTGCTTTAAGTGTCATTGGTTCAACCTTTAATTTCTGGACGGGTTGATACCCTTGACCTTGCGCAAGGACAGCATATTGCTGTGCCTTGTTGTCTTCGTCACGGCCAAAGGAAACAGTGATCTCATTTTTAATAAGATCCCCTAAACCATGATCTCGAAGCCATTTAAATGCTTCCTCCCTATGGGCAACAGGGATAGATGCACCGTAGACGGGTTTAACTTCAACAGAAGATCCGTCTGCTAATTTTAAAGAAGATATGTTCATCTCCTGCATGATAGTAGGAATGACTTCACCAGAAACTTTTTCAGCCTCTCGTTTCATATCTTTCAATTCTTTTTCTCTCTCACCAATTTGTTCTTCAAGGTTTTGAAGTTTGACAACTTGATCAGATAATTGTTTAGCATCATTCGCCGATGCTAAATCTTGTTTCGCGTCTTTTTCAAAATTAATATTATTCACTGACTTCTCCTTTCTCATATAAATTGATTTCAATTGCATAATATTTTCTTTCTTGTTTATCCCACTTAAGTAAATTGTATTTACCGTTTGTAAGATCTGATACGATAGAACAGGCTACACCAATTATTGCTGGATCACCTGTTAGTAATAAATAGTCGGTAGGTTTATAATCTTTAAGTAATTGTCTTAACTTAAAAACTAATGGACCCGGAGAAAAAATAATTTGAGATAACTCAGGTAGTAGAAATTTAATTCTACCATATTGAGATGCACCCATAATATTTATTTTTGGTCTACCTTCTCTTGTACCTGCAATTTCTTGCAATACATAAACTGTAGGCAACTTCTCTCTTTTTGCTTCCGAATAATTTATGCTTTCTACCATTGACTTTGTTTATAATATATCCTATATATTAAGTCAATAGAAAGATGAATTATAAGTTTAAAACTCAACCGTATGAGCACCAGCTCAAAGCTTTGACCATGTCTTGGGATAAGGAGTATTTTGCTTACTTCATGGAAATGGGTACTGGTAAATCAAAAGTGCTAATTGATAATATAGCAATGCTTTATGACAAAGGTAAGATTAATGGTGCCTTAATTGTGGCACCAAAGGGTGTGGTAGGAACTTGGTATTTAAATCAAATACCCGATCATTTACCTAATCACATTGAACATAAAAATGTATTATGGAAACCTAACATTACTCGCAAACAAAACCTACGGTTGAAAAGTTTGTTTGAAACAGGAACTGATCTTCATATTTTAATTATGAATGTTGAAGCCTTTAGCACTACTAAAGGTTGTGAGTTTGCTAAAAAGTTTTTAGATTCACATAAAACGTTGATGGCTGTAGATGAATCTACAACTATAAAAAATCCAGATGCTAAAAGAACTAAGAATATTTGTAATTTATCTATTTTAAGTAGATACAGAAGAATATTAACAGGGTCACCAGTGACTAAGTCCCCGTTAGATTTATACAAACAATGTGATTTTTTAAAAGAAGAACTATTGGGTCACGGTTCTTATTACACTTTTAGAACTAGATATGCGATTATGAAAACAGCAAACTTTGGTGGTAAATCTGTTCAAATAGTTGTGGGCTATAGAAATTTAGATGAACTATCAGAAAAATTAAGACCTTTTTCTTATCGTGTATTAAAAGACGATTGTTTAGATTTACCTGATAAAATCTACATGAAACGTTCAGTTCAGTTATCATCAGAACAAAAGAAAGTTTATGAACAAATGAAACAAATGGCGTTGGCTGAAATGAATGGTAAGATGATGTCAACAGCTACGGTATTAACACAACTAATGCGATTACATCAAATTACCTGTGGACATTTTACTGCAGACGATGGATCAATACAAAAAATCAAAAGTAATAGACTTGACGAACTTATGGATGTGCTAGAAGAAATAGAAGGTAAGGTTGTAATTTGGGCACATTACCAGAACGATGTAGAGACAATTGTAGAACATTTAAAAAAGAAGTATGGGGATAATTCTATTGTTGATTACTATGGTAGAACTAGACCTGAAAATAGACAGAGTAATATTGATAAGTTTCAAAAAGATGAAGGGTGTAGATTTTTTATAGGAACACCAGCTACAGGTGGTTATGGTATTACACTAACTCAGGCAAGTAATGTTATCTATTATTCTAATGGATATGATCTAGAAAAAAGAATGCAATCAGAAGACAGAGCACATAGAATAGGACAAAAGAAATCAGTGACATACGTTGACATGATAGCAGATGATACCGTTGATGAAAAGATAGTGAAATCACTAAGAAAGAAAGTAAACATTGCAACTCAAATTATGGGAGAAGAGTTGAAGCAATGGATTTAAAACCACCTTTTGTTTATAGAATGGTAATACTTATGGTGGTTGGAGCTTGTTCTCCAATTATAATAACTACGATATTAAATCATTATTTTGACATACCACCAAAGAAAGCCATGGAGTATACTTTAATTTTATGTATTCCTATCGCCATATGGATGGCCACTAAAATCAACGATCGTTGGCACGATGATAGAGAAGATTAATCTAACCAAGGACTGTATTGGGTCTTACCACCAACTCTTTGTGCACGTAATGATTGGTTTCTATTATTGTTAGTAGAATACGAACAGTGTATCCAGCCCGATGTTGGTTCGTTGTCTCGGTAGAACTCGAGGATCAATTGATCAAATTCTAGCTCTGATCTAATGTACTTTGCTAATTCTCTGTTATCTACACCGGGTATCTCAAAGTCCGCTGCAGCCGCATCGTTATCTGCTACGTGTTGTGAGTTAACTGAGCTACCGATTGCTATGCAAAGTTCTGCACAACGAAATCCGCTGGATATGATCAAAGGCTTGTCATAGTGTGAGCGTATCGGTTGCAAAATATTTGTAGCCAACGCTTTTAGATTTTCAATTTGTTGTGGATTAGGGTTGTTGTTAATACCCTTACGTTCCGCAACTTGGCTTTTGGTAAGCTCGTCTAAGGTTATGTTAGCTGTAAGTTTCATCCAATGAATTTATCAATTAAATATAAGGCCACAGTCCCCACTGTAGCTA